GTAAGTTGGCAGCATCACCTGGCGTGCCAAAGGGTTCAAGCAGTCCGGCGTACTGGAACGACTGGAACGTGAAGATGGGTATATTGTCCACCAGCGACGTGAATGGCACATGTACGATCCGGAAACAGGTAAGCTCGCAACGAAGGCCGGGACACTCTGGGGTCTGCTGAAGAAAATCCACTGATAACACTATCCACTGCGGTGAGTAGCCAGCTCACCGCGTGTGAATCCGGCTCATAACCACTGTAGCGAGTAGAACACCCTTCAGGTATGCACCCCAACCACTGTAGTGAGCAAACCCTCTGCCACGATATCAACTATCCACTGTAGTGAGTAAATTGGTGATTATCGGGGTCGCTATACACTGTAGTGAGTAAACAGGCGTTCACTGACTACAAACAACCACTATAGAGAGTGATGGAATGCCCCCTCCAGCGGATATCCACTATGGAGAGTAAATCTTCGCTGTTTTAAACGGATATCCACTCACTACAGTGGATAGAGGTCAAGTCAGCCAATTCTGCTCTTCACAGTGGATAGTCAACAATGAGGAGAGCGACGATAACCGCTGTAGAGAGTAGACTTAACAGAGATACCCAGTGACCGCTAACCTCTCAGCCCTTGTTTTATCTATGTTTGCAACCACTAACATTTACTTCGCGATTTGTGCGCACTGCCTACAGTGGTTATTCTTCGGTTTCTTTTACTCACTACAGTGGATATTGCATTTCCGATAAACAAAAAGGCTCACTACAGTGGATAGTGAGCCTTTTTACTCTCTACAGTGGTTGGGCTATTTGCGAGCCTTTGCCTTGCGCAGCTCTTCGAGAATCGCCAGTTCTTCCTTGCTCAACATGACCATTTCCCCGTCTTTTTCTTCAGGAGCAACATCGATAATGTCCTCCGGATCATCACCTGGCAAGATATCTTCTGGATCTTCAGGCGTGGCCATAGATGGCGGCAGTGCCGAACGTAACTTCGGCCGTCTATAGTGGATGACGAAGTAGACCGAGCTGCCGCGTTTCACTTCAGTGTAATCGAGATAGCCGATCTCTCGCAGCTGCTCCATCGCCTTCCTGACTGTCGCATTCTGGGTAATGGTGCGGCTGGTTAAGTTAAGTCTGGCGCGTAAGCGAGCCAATGAGATTGGCGCCGGGTCTGGTGGCAAACTTTCAATGAAGGTGTAGAGCGCCTGCGCGGATTCCTTTCTGGAGAGTTCGTTGATGGCCCGAAGTTGCAAAAGCACCTTTTTGTCGAACTGGTAAAGTTCGAAAATCTTAGGATCGGCCTTCAGTTCGACCGTGTCATTCTTGGTACTGTACTTTGCCGTCTGCACAAGGTGCGTAACGTAATACTCTTCAGAGCCTTTGCTGCGGAATGAGATGGTGTTTGTGGCGATACGACTTAGAGAGCTGTCCAGGCGCTTACGTAACTTCGCGGACGATCTGGCTGTTGGAATGCCACAAAGTCTGACGAACTCGACGAACGGCAACGTGACGGTGTCACCAACAACCTTGTGCTTGGCGAACGCGTGGATGATGCCCACCCATGTTTTGAAATCGTTATCCATATCAAGACGAAGACCAGCAATCCTTATATCCTCGTACCCTTCGGCTTTGGCCAGAGACAGCTGTTTGAGTTCAGCGGAGGCGTCCATAGAGACCATTTGCCCCTTTCTACCCCTGGATGTCGATTTCAGCGTCGGAACGAAGAGACCAAGACGCATCAGAGCAACAGGCTGAACTGTGTTGTTGGTGTTAGGAACTAACGTAACAACTTCGCCGGTCTTTTTGTCTGTTTCGGAAAATGCTTCGCTTATCGCAATGTTTTTATTGTCGTTTACGCTCATTCCAAATGTCTCTTTTTATTCGACGGCTTGGGTGCCTTTACTGATTACAGTGGATAGTAGCACCCATCACAGTGGTTATCCTACCGCCTACAGCGGTTTTTCTACTCTCCATAGTGGTTGATTTACTCTCCATAGTGGTTGTTCTTCTCACTATAGTGGATATCGATAACCTCTAAAGCCATGTGGCACAACGGTTTGCAGGGGCCGGGGATCTCTTTGGGTCTTTGTGGTTCTCTTTGGTTCTAACAGGGATCTGAATTACTGGATCGGGCCTGTGTATAAAAATCAGATAATTACAAAATCAGGCATCACTCCCCTTCTGGGGATAATGTGTGATCGAAATAAACACGCCGCAACGCAAAATTTACAATATTTCCAAGAATATCAGCCATCTGCCGCAGAAAAACAGGCTCGGAGTTATCCAGTTAAAACATTGTCTCCTACTCACTACAGTGGATACCGACTACTCTCCAGAGAGGTTGTTTTGCTCTTCATAGCGGTTATTATGCTCTCTACAGTGGTTATTTTGCTCCCTATAGTGGATAGTAACCCCTTCTCAAGCCAGTAACCGCAAGCGCTGGAGACGATCGGGGATCTCTTTTGATCTTCTGTAGGATCTCTCTGGGGATCTAAATATTGGATCGGGCCTGTGAATAAAGTGAATAAGTAAACAGGCATTTGCAAACTCCGGTGCGCCTTATCCGTTATCGTTGCCCCGGACAAAATTATTTGAACAAGAATTATGGATCTTAAACGCACGCGCTGGGTTCGCCGTCTTGAAGATGGCTCCTACACCATTGAATCAAACACTAGTCTGAACAAACAGAAGTTGCTCTGCGACCTTTGCGGCATTGCTTCGAAATGCCCGATTAACGAAACCCGGCTTAAACTCCACGACGCCGGTGCGCATTTCCACCTAAACAGCTGCATACGTTACGTGCCACTACTAGCATTTCGTAAACCGATCATCGGATTGGATGCTCCCTACTTCAACACACTGCGCTCTGGTGTCACTTGGCGAGATCGTGTCGAACCTGGCAAACTCGTTTGTCTGGTTGAAGCTGATACCGGAAATATCATCCGGTTCGGGAGAGTTGATAAGGTCTACTCAGGCCCGGTGGATGAAATGCTGCGGAAACACAGCCGATTTAACCATCTCTGCATGGGCGGAGAGAAGATTGAGAAGGTTAGCGAAGTAATTCACAAATCTTACGGACACTTTCTGAATGATAACAGCCTTCTGACAGCCATCTACATTCGCCATGTCGATCGGGAGTTCGACACGGAGTATCACAGTGCTGAAGAGTTGAATCTTGTAGACCCTCGTCCAAAAGCTGGGGTAATAGACATCAGCAGAGCGCGTCAGAAGCCTTCAGAGACGTTTTAAAGGCAAACTCATGCTTTTTACCGGGCATAAAATATGGTGTCTTAGAAAGACACTGAGAGCTTTAGGGATTAATGCATGAGTGAATTTTATTCAAGAGCAGAAACTGTGGCCGACGGATGCGTTTGAAGACGACGCACGCAAACGCCGTAAATGTCATCTCACAACTTCACCGTTCGTTCTCCTTTTTCATTTCTTGTCATCAGTAAATGACTGCTCTCATAAAATTGCTTGTGACGTTTAGAAATCGTTGCCGCTCTATCTGATAGGTATTTACTTACTTATTTTTTTATCATTATCATGTGCCTTTATATTCTTTTGTGTGCCGTGTTGTATGAGTTGTACGCCTCTTATGCACGCTTAGAATTTGTATCAAAATAACCACAAAGGAAAAGACACATGACATTGCCATACGGGGTAATATCAGATCCCCATTATCATCGTTGGGATGCTTTTGCGACAACAAACGCTGACGGGCTTAACTCTCGGCTGGAGATCCAACTGGACGCTACGAAGGAGGCGGCCAAAGCGATGAAAGCTGCTGGCTGTAAGCACATGCTGGTAGCTGGTGATACCTTCCATGTTCGCGGTGCTATATCACCTTCCGTTCTGCATTTCGTGACCGAAACTTACGAGTGGATCATCAAAGAGTTGGGTCTCAAGGTGGTAATGCTGGCTGGCAACCACGACCTCGAAACCAACGATTCCGTATACAGCGCCAATGCAGCAGCCTCTCTGCGCTCAATCGGTGTGGAAATCGTCTGCGGCAAACGTCCTCATTCCATCAAAATGGGCGACGTAACCGTCCATCTGATTAGCTGGCGTAATAACCACGCAGAACTTATCAGCGATCTCAAAACGCTGCGTTCCGGGCTGGATGGTGACAACCATGATGTTGTTGTACATACCTCAATCAACAAAGCGATCCCCACTATGCCCGATGTCGGCATCGACGCACAGGAACTGAAAGATATCGGCTTCCGTTTATTGTTGTCCGGGCACTACCACAACCACAAAGAAGTGCTGCCTGGAGTGGTAAGTATCGGGGCGCTGACACACCAGAATTGGGGGGATGTTGGTTCACTGGCCGGCTTCATGATCGTCAAACCGGACGGCTCATTCACTCACCACGAAACCTCGGCACCTAAATTCGTGAACCTTGAGGACGATGTAGATGACGATCAGATTCGCGGTAACTACGTGCGCTTCCGTGCCGTTGTTGAGAGCGATGAAGAAGGCATCAAACTTCAGAACGTCCTGAAAACAATGGGCGCGAAGGGTGTCGTCTGCAACTTCATTCGCAAGGCATCGATGATGGAAGGCGCTGCCAGTACTGCGGAGACCAGCAAGATTGACAGCCTGGGCGAGTCCGTTGCGGCGTACTGCAAGATCGTTCACGACACTGACGGCGGCTTCGACCTGAGCAAGCTGGACATACTGTGTCAGGAGATCTTGACCGAAGCAGAGAGTGCGGAGGCTGTGTGAGGCAAAGTTATTATGGGAGCTTTCGAGAGTTTGCCATCGTGATGAAAAAACTTCAAAAAGGCCAGACGGTTATGTTTCACAAGCCATACCCTTCAGGAGGAAATCCCGTAGCGTTTTATCTTGGAAGGCTAACCAGAAAAGGCTTATTGAATCGCAGATCCTTCCCCGCGCATACGGAGTTCAGATTGAAAGATGGTCAAAAGTTAACACACGATATCAGAGGTGTTATATGAAGTTTTTAAAGCTCCAGGTTGAAAATTTTATGGCAATCGCCAGCGCAGAAGTCGAGTTAGACCAGCGTGGACTGGTGCTGATCCAGGGTGTGAACAGTGGCGATACGTCTGCTGCCAGCAATGGCGCCGGGAAATCCACTCTGATGAATAGCTTAATGTGGTGTCTGTATGGTGAGACTGCACATGGCGTCAAAGGCGATGATGTGCTGTCGACGGGCCATGAGAAGAACTGCCGTGTGATGGTTACAGTTGAAGACGAAGGTAAGAAATACGCGATCATTCGCCATCGTAAACACAAAGAGTTCAAGAACCGACTAATCGTCCGTGGTGAAGACGGTGATATGACCAAAGGCAAGGACACGCTGACACAGACGTTCGTAGAACGTCTGATTGGGGCATCGAAAGAGGTGTTCATGGCGTCCATCTACGCCAGTCAGGAAGCGATGCCAGATCTGCCCGGTATGTCCGACAAGAGCCTCAAAACCATCGTTGAAGAAGCTGCTGGCGTCGACCGATTGACGCGAGCCTATGCCATTGCCCGCGAGCGTGCTAATGCAGCTGCCGCACGTATGGACGTTACCAAATCCAAAATGGACGCCTGTCTCACGCTTATCGAGACTGCACAGTCAGAGATTGAGGCGGCCAAAGCGTCCTCTGAAAGCTGGGAGCGCGATCGCGGCGAGCGTCTGGACAAGGCCCGAGCCGATTTGGCTGGCGCGGAGGTAACACTGTCTGAAGTCGAGATGGAAATTCGCTCGCTGCCGGAACAGATCCGTGATACGGAAAACGCGATTGCTGGCGAACGCAGCAAGCTGGCCTCCAAAGAAGAGCATGACGCCAAACTGCTGAAGGTGCGCAGTGCTATTACTGAGATCCGCTCAAGCATCCGTACTTCAGAAGCGGCACAGAACGAGTCGATAAACCGTGCTCGCTCGTTTAAAACCAAAGCTGAAGAGGTCAGCACAAAGATCGGGGCACCCTGCATTACGTGCGGAAAGCCCTACTGCGAAGAAGATTTATCCACGGTGAAGGAGAGCTTCATTGAACAAGCGCGCAATGAGATCGGCCTTGCGCAGACATCAGCAGCGGCAGTGGCTCAACACAAGGCTCGTCTTGAGAAAGCGCTCGGTATCGAGTCTGCACTGGTCGCAGCTACACCCGACGTCTCAGAAATCATCTCCACAATAGAACGCCTGACCAATGAGCTAAGTGCGCTGCGTCATCGCGAACGTGAAGTTGTGGCCGTCGAAGCGATGGTTGCGCGGGCGCGTACTGAAGTGAATCGCATCATGGCGGAAACAAACCCATTTCTGGCCGTTATTAAGCGCCATGAAGACAACCTGGCTGCCAATAAATCTAATCATGCAGTACTTAAAAATGAGTTAAAGAGCATTCAGGAACAGGCTCTGTTGCTGGAGAAGGCCCGCCAGGTTTACTCCCCAGCAGGCGTGCGTTCACACATCCTGACCTCCGTTACGCCTTTCCTGAACATCAGGACTGCGGAGTATCTCAACACGCTGTCGGACGGCAATATCGTTGCCGAATGGTCGACAATGGAGACAACGAAGAAAGGTGAGTATCGCGACAAATTCAATATCAGCGTAATCAAAACAGGCTCCAGCAAATCCTTCCAGACTTTGTCTGGTGGTGAGAAGCGTAAGGTACGTATTGCGTGCTCTCTGGCTTTGCAGGATCTGGTTGCCAGTCGCGCCAGTAAGAATATCGAGCTATTTATCGGTGATGAAATTGACGACGCGCTCGACACAGCCGGTCTGGAGCGTCTCATGGGGATTCTGGAAGCCAAAGCGCGTGAACGTGGCACAGTGATGATCATCTCCCACAAAGAGATGAAATCGTGGTTCCGGGAAATTATCACTGTCGAAGTTAAAGAGGGGCGCAGCTATGTCGTTTAACTTGAGCCGCACGCAGTTTTTGCAGATGTTTGCCGTGATGCAGTCTATAAAGCTGATAAACAACCATACAGCAAAAGTAACTCCGCCTGCACTTTTGTGGAAAAACGTAAACATCAGCGACGACCAGTTCTCGGTATTAACCAATCTATTGTCATCGACTCCTTTGATGCCGAGCTTGGCTAATCTGCCGTCAGGAAGCACTGCGCCGATCCTTATTAATCCATTTACGGAAGGTGGATATCTCCCACATTCTGGGCCGGGGTTCGTTGTGATTCCTGAAACCGGAACGCTGAACATCCAAGAAAATGCACTCTTCAATGCAATGGAGACGCACATCAGCACCGCATTCACTAATCTGATTCGACACGCTAACGCACGCGCGGATCACGTTGCAATGCCGGGTGCTGCCTTCGCCAGCTTCTCTGTTGACTATGACCGGCACGCGCCAATTTCAAAGCGGGCGAAACTCTGCTTTTACGAGAAGGGATGTGAAGTAGCGATTATTGAAGTTCTCCTCCCCCACGTATTCAACGCGAATGAAAAGGCTGCGTGCCAACTTATTGACATCATGCGGCATTTCATCGGCCAGAGCATGATTGATGCAGATATTGCTGCAGGCGTTCTGATCAACGATGGCATTCACGTAGTTAACGACATTCCGAAGCCGCCAACTCGCGAGCCGGAGAAGACACTTGAACAGAAACTAATGGAATGCCCAACCTGGGCTACGTGGTAAGGAGACCAAAATTTCCGATACGGAGAGAGTTGTAGAGGGGGTTACGCTTGATCGCATCGACTCCAGCAAGGGATATGAACCAGGGAATCTGAGGTGGGCTGACAAGCACGTCCAGAGTGCAAATAAACAAGGGAAAGTGGATGGTAGTACGTCGAAGTTTACTGGCGTTCATTACTGCAAAACGAACAAGGTTTGGGTTGCTAGAGTTGTGTGGAAAGGAGAGTGTGTCTTCTTGTATCAATGTCACGATGAATTGGAGGCTTACTTAGCGCGTAAGCGATTTATCGAAGAGCACAATCTACCGCATTTTGTTGAAATGGAGGTCACAGAGTGAAAAAAGTAATCAAAGTTGCAGGTCTCGATCCATCTCTGTCAAATTTTGGCGTTGCCATCGGAGAAATAGAACTGGATTCAGGTGCATTGCAGGTCAATAAGTTGCATCTCATTGAGACGAAAGCTGGTGATACGAAAAAGCAAGTTCGCGTTAACAGTGACGATATGCGGCGGTTGAACGAGATTTGGCGTGGTATTAAGCCACTGATTGACCAAGTTCATTTAGTGTTCTGTGAACTGCCAGTAGGCAGTCAATCTGCTAGAGCGATGGTTTCTTATGGTGGTTGTCTTGGCGTACTGGCGTGTGTGGATAAGCCACTGATACAGGTCACGCCAAACGAGATTAAGTACTATGTCGGGAATAAGCTGACTACGTCGAAAGAAGAGATCATTCAGTGGGCTACGCAGAAGCAGCCAAACGCCCCGTGGTTGCGCCGGAAGCAATCGGGCAAGGAAGTGCTGGTGAATAAAAACGAGCACCTTGCGGACGCTGTCGCATCGATTTACACCGGTATGCAAACTGATCAATTCCGTCAGGTTCGCGATGTTCTTGCTGGAATTTTATAAGTTGATAATTGATAGGTAAGTGCTTATCTATTACCATGAGACCACTATATATAGTGGTCTTTTTAATTGGGCTACACATAATAAGCATCGTAAAACGTAACGCCCACCGAGCCGCTGCCAGCTGCATGAAGCGCTGACAAAGTTCGCTGTCGATTGCACTGGCCCGAGCCAGTTCGAATACCTCTAAGCCGAGTTTAACCACTTTGTGGCCTGGCGCTGCTGGGTCAAAATTGGCGTATCAAAAGAAGTCTAAAGGAAAGAAAACATGAAATTTACGAAACTGACCGATCATCTGAAACTTGCCGCAGACAAACTCGTGGGGTTTAAACCAGAGCCTTACGAGTTGAATCCCGGTTTCGGCAAGACAACGGAAAGCATCTACCTGATGGTTGACCAGTTCCACACACTGTTTCAGCACCCACGCCGTGCCATTCCAGATCCGGCATTACTACGTCTGCGTGCCAAGCTGATCCACGAAGAAGCAGTTACCGAGGGCATCCCGGCAGCCAAAAATGGGGATATGACGGCACTGCTGGACGCGATGGCTGACTTCCTTTACGTGGGCGTCGGCACAATGGTGGCCATCAAAGGCGGCATCTCGACGGGCATGAGTTACTACACCCAAGAGCAGAGTGTTGATCGCTTCATCCACACCATCATGGTTCCGGGCAACACGGTCTTTGACGATATGGCTATCCCGTTTGAAGAAGCAAAAGAAGCTGCATTAATGCTGAATGCGCTGGCTGACAAACTTGAAGCGAAGCCGATAAGCGATTCCGAATTGGTGCAGGAGCTGCGCCGCGTGATGAACAAAATCTACGTTGCCTGCATGATGACCTACCGTCTGGCTGATTTTCTCGGAATCGATATTGTTGAGCTGGTGGCAGAAATCCACCGTTCCAACATGACCAAGCTGTGGCCGGCTGACGCCGAAGAGCGTCGTGTGGCGGTAGAGAATTGCAAATACGATAAGGAAGATCTGGGGTTCCGCCATGCTGAAGGGACTGACATGATGATCGGTTTCAGGGTTTCTGATGGCAAGATCCTCAAATCTCCCACCTACAGCGATGTGGATCTGACTTGCTTTGTTGAGAAGGCGAAGTCCTCATCTCTTTACGAGATGGTAAAAAATAATTGTAAGTGAGTACTTATCATTATATATTGCCTTGGCGTGTTTTATTGTCCAAGTTCTTAATTGCTCATTGCAATGGTGGCCGAAGAGCCACCATTTTTTTTACTCCCCTCCTAGCCTTACACACTTCTGACAGATAAACTTGCATAAAATAATATGTATGTACTTACTTATCTTGTGTGAGGTTGATTTTGTCTATCCTACTGAATCGAGACTTTACGAACGGTCAGTTTGCCAGTGGTTCGTATGCCAAAGTGGTTGAAACGGTGCTCAACACTGGCGTTCACGCGGGTGATCGCACCGGAACCGGCACAAAAAGTGTTTCATATGTCCCTTCCTACTACATGCTGACGGGCGGATCTGTTCCACTTATCTCCGGAAAAGCCGTCAATCTGAAGCCGTTACTGGTTGAGCTGGAGTGGTATCTCAAAGGAACAGGCAACATCCAGTTCCTGAAAGACAATGGCGTCAAAATCTGGGATGCCTGGGCCGATGAAAATGGCGATTTAGGCCCGGTCTATGGCAAGCAATGGCGTCGGTGGGAAGACACTCGCATCGTGAGCCATAGCGAGTATCTGCGCAAAATCGACACGTTCCGTGAGCGCGGGTACAAGGTCGAGGGGTATCTGGGCGTAAGTGAAGATCGCGTTGTGTTGTCCCGTGAAATTGACCAGCTACAGCGTATCGTTGACACGCTTCGCACCAACCCTACAGATCGTCGCATCCTGCTGAATGCCTGGAATGTTGGCGAACTGGAAGATATGAAGCTGCCGCCATGCCATTTCGTGTTTTCACTGTGGAGTCGCGAGCTGGACTTTGAGACCCGACTGACTATGGCCACCGACATTGGCATACAGCACAACCGCCACGGCCACGAGTCCATTTACACCCAGATGCTGTGTCTTCTGGAAAGAGATGGCGGCATTACTGAGAACATGCTGGACGAGCTGGGCATCCCGAAACGCATTCTGAACTCATGCCTGGTTCAACGCAGTGTCGATACCTTTGTTGGTATGCCGTTCAACATCGCCGGTTACGGCATTCTCACCCACTTCCTCGCGAAGATCACCGGCCACATGGCTGGCGCATTCGTGCATTTTGGCTTTGACGTTCATCTCTACGACAACCACATGGAAGGCGTTGAGGAACTGATGAAGCGCGAGCCGCCCAAAGAGTCCGACCCGGTTGTCATCTTCCCGCATGAATGGGCCGAACTGGACGACTTCAAATGGGAAGGTGTGCAGGTGTGCGGCTACAGCCCTCTTCCGTGGATCAAGGTTCCAGTGGCGGTGTGATATGGCCAGAGGGATGTATGTGTTGTGTGAAATTGAAGGTGTGCTGGCGAGAGCCAGCCATCGCAAAGCAGTGCCTGATGCGGATGCAGGCGCTCTTATTGCCGGTGATGAACTCATCTTTCCCACCAGCCGCATGTTGCGTGGTTTTGCTCGCTCCGGTGCTGAAGTGGTGCTTATCAGTAGTCGTCCGGAAGCGCTCGAAGGCCCAACCAAGCGCTGGCTGAAGGACTTCGGCATTGATTATGACTGGCTCCACCTGGTTCCGCGCGGTGTCAGTTTTGAAACCCATATCAAGCGCACGCTGGCAGAGCACAAAGGCGACTTACTTATCGCCGCACTGGTTCATGATCCGCGTCTGCGTTCTGCGCTGGCAGATTCTCACCAGCGACCAACCATCTATGAGGTAAGCCAATGAAGATGATTGCAGCTGTCGGCCGCAACTATGAAATCGGCATTGGCAACGAACTTCCCTGGCGTTGCCCGACCGATCTGAAACTGTTCAAACAACTCACCAAAAACGCCACTGTCGTGATGGGACGTAAGACGATGGAAAGTCTCAAACGCCCGCTGCCAGAGCGCCATAACCTCGTTTTGACGCGCTCTCGTGGTTATATCCCCAATGGTTTCTACCCCGCTGGCATCGATGACGTTTTAAAACTACCAGATCCGGTCTGGGTGATTGGTGGCGGGCAGATTTACTCGCTCTTTATGCCACACGTTGAAGAGATCTGGCTGTCGCATATTGGCGTGGATGTGTCGGGCGCGGATGCGTTCTTCCCGGCGCCAATGATGCGTTCTTTAGGGTTCGTACCAGTCGAAACGGCTTATACCCAACGTGCAAATGAGGATGAGCCTGGCTTTTTGCAGATCGTATACAGAAGGTCGTAATGGATTACCGGATTGGAATCACTGGCGCACAGGGCAGTGGGAAAACAACCCTGGCAAGGTACATCGATGCGCACTATGGCATTCCGTATGTGGATGCTGGTGTTGGCAAGCTGATGAGCAGTCTGGGGGTGAAGGTTGGCGAGCGTTTGCCCCTTTACGAGCGTCTTCAGGTTCAGATGGAGATTGCCAGACACATCGAGATGATCACCCGCGGCGTTGAAGGTTTTGTCATCGACCGCACGCCAGCCGATGTCATGGCTTATACGCTTGACCTGGTCGGCCAGACCAACGAAGACCGCTGCATCGAGCTGGCTCTCGACATTGAGCAGTTTTGCCACAAAGCGGCCATTTCCAACTTTAATGCTATAGCGGGTCTTCGCCCGGGCGTTGATCTTTCCAGCAAAGATCTCGCGCGTCCCCAGCGAGGATCGCTTGACCGTCTCTATGTTGCTCGCATCGATGCACTTATGTGTGGCGAGCTGACGAAAATTAGTGCCCTTCCCCATACCGGCGATTTGCAGGTTTTCATTATCTCTGAAAAGTGCCGCACGGTTGAGGCGCGAGCCAGATCGGTATTGCGTGTGCTGGAAAGAGCCACTGAAAACATCGAGAGCCGTATAACAGGACGAGTGACCTTCCACTGAATGTTGTTCCCCTGTTGGGCAGTGTGACAATAAGACACGCGAAATGAATTGAGGAAAAACAGAATGATAGATGAACTTCCCCTGTCGGATGAATTAGATCGCAAAGCGATTGAAGCACTGATCCGTATTGCTGACGAACAATCCCGTTCCTTAATGAGTGAACGTGAAGCACGTCTGGCTATCCGAGCAGTGTTTGAGTCCGTTCAAGGTCTTGTTGGGGAAGAGGTTGGTGAAGCCATTAATGCGGCGATGTCGCAATTCAATGGCGGCACCAAGCGCTCTCTGTTTCCTATGCATCTCAAACTCTCGGGCGGTACGGTTTTGTATGTGTCCGTTTGCCTGGAGACTAACCAAATCCAGCTCCTCAACACGTCAACGGGCGAATGGCGTGAGCCGGTCGTCTGCGAAAGCGGCGAGGACGCACTAAAAAAGGCTGCTCAGTTTGTGCGTGGCGCACTGCTGAAAGGCGCGAAGAAGCTGTAAGGAGTACCAATGACCACGATTGTCGGTGGCGTCGATATTGAGTCCACGGGGCTGGACTTCACATCCGGCCACAAAATTATCGAAATCGCGATATCTCGTTATGAACTGGAAACCCAGAAGCGCATTGACAGCCTTGAGATGCGCTTCAACCCGCGTCGTAGCATCGATCCGAAGGCGCAGGCTGTACATGGTATATCTCTGGAAGAACTGGCTGCTGAACCGCTGTTGGCTGATCACGCAGGTAAGATTGCTGCATATATGGGGGCATGTAGCGCGTTAGTCGCCCATAACGGGGAGGCTTTTGACCTTCCGTTCATTCGCCACGAGTTCGGAAGCTATGGAGTGAAATTGCCAGAAATCCCTCTGGTTGACACTCTATTTTCCCTGTGGGCTACCGAGGATGGGAAGCGCCCACGCCTGGAAGAGCTGGCATTCTCACTTGGGTTCACTTACGACCGTGAGAAAGCCCACAGTGCTCTCTACGATACTGATCTGATGATGCAGTGTTTCTTCAAAGCCCGAGAGAAATACGGCTTCTTCAAACTTCCTTTCGAAAGGACCGAACGTTAGAGCTATCGGATGTTGAAGATCGTCCAGCGTGCCATAAGGTAGTCAGGATTTATCGGGCGAACCGGTTGAGAGATGGGGATAGCGTGGTATTTTTCCAAATCAGGGTCGTCGATCAACACCATCGGGTTAAAGTAGATCATCATTGTCGACGGCTCTATTGCGCATAAACCGGCATCAAATAAACGGTGAATGTCCACTCGCAACCATAGCCCATTTGTATAATGGTCTACGCCTCCTGCTTTGTGCTCAACGATATGGGCAGCCTCACAGCGCACTCTGGTTTTGACACCAGTAACAACGCAGGTATAGCGGCAGTTTACCCCCACGGAGTCTGCGAATTTAGCCTGATCTGGGCGACTGGTAATCGTTACTTTTTCACCTACTCTTTTCGACGGAAGTGGTTGGGGTATAAATTCAACTTTCTTAGTCTCTATTGGTAGTTGGGTAACAATAAGAGGAGTTTCAGGAGACCCAATTAATTTAATCTCTGCTTTTACTATGGGGTTTTCAATTTTGAATTCAGCTAGGAATTCATTAACAATGCCTTGAGCACTGGTGTTCAGATACTGACCAGTGCGGTGAAACCATAATTGGAAATCACGACGTTTAGAAAAGTCGATGCAGTTCTCTACTATTTCAGGTAAGTTTTCCATCCTGATTTTTTCAAGAGCTTTACGTTTCTCATCTTGTTCTTTTCGCGCTGCGCGATCCTTTGCTTCCAGCTCCCGCTTTTCTAAAACGTACTCAATTCTTCGCTTACGTAGGTCATCCCGAACGGAAGAACTGCGCATCGTCTTTTTGAAGCTAATATTTTGTTTCTGATGGTTGATAATACCGGTTGGTGTGATGTTGGCAAGGTGCTCTTTCGAGTTCTTTATAGAAGCGACGATTTCAGCCTTTGACTGCCCATCGGCTACTTTCTTTTTTATCGTTTTTAATAATATTTGGTAATAGGGTCTGGATGGCTTGATATTCAAATCTAATGCTAGAGTATTTACATAAAGTTTCCGCTTATCACTGTTCACTATTATGCCCTATTCATTAATGAATTATTATCAATGCACATTATCAGGCAGAAAAATTCGCAAGGCAAGTGAAAGCTAATTAACCGCTTAGTGATGCTTTATGTGTAGGACACGTTTTAAGTGTTTGCCTATGATGTGGTGGTGTTGTGTATTTTATCTAGACGTGAACTTTTGTATTCAATTTTAAGACGAGTTAACTCCTTTGAACAAGATAGTAGAGTTGCCTTGAGTTTATTTTGCTGCCTGTAGTTATGACGTTTCTGCCTGATAGGTTTTGCCAGAATAAGCTCAACCAAAACGCGGAAATGCACCAACGAAAACATAAGGAGTTAAAAATGAGCGCAGTTTCAAACATTGTTAAAAACGATGACCTGGATGAATTGACTGCAATGCTGCAATCTCTCGACGAACCGGTTCAGAAAGCTGCGAAAATGAGCGGTGTCGACGAGATCGACGATCTTCTTTCTGGTCTGGATGATGCAATCGCAAAACCAGTCGAGGCGGTGGCAGATGAAGTCATGAATGTCAGCTCTACCGGCGATCTGAGTGGCGTTCTGGAAGAGCTTGAGATTGCACACGAATCGGTGAAGGTCGAGGAGCCAGAGCGTGGCCCTATTGCGGAGATAGTGGACGAGCCAACACCTGAACTTGATGCTCGAAGCGCTGAGACCACCGATATAGCTCCAACGCTTTTACCTTCAGTGGAGTCTGGGCCTAAACCTGAAGAAGAGCAGCCAAAACACCAGAAGGCACAATCAAAGCGTGCGCCGACCAAACCTCGCTTCACGCTGGAGGGTAAGGATGAATCGTTCTATGTGACAGCCGGTCTGGATAGTGAGCGCTTTACTGCCGCATTCGAAGGCGCGCCGGTCAAAGCGAAAGACAAAATCTTAAACCTCCTGAACTGGTTTAGTGGTGGCCCGGAAATCAGCGTCTACACGGTAATCGCAATGCGCCATATTCTTGATACGAACACGGCGACCAGCAATAGCATTAAACTGGCGCTAATGAGCTACCCGGAGAAACCATATCCACTTAACACGGCTTCGACTCAGGCTGGCCAGATGATGGCTGTGTTTCCGGCCACAGGCATTGTCACCAGAGAAGGTGGAAATCTAACGCTTAATAAAGAGTCGCCGATCGTCAAAAAATTCATAGCGGAGTATTCCATTGAACAATGTTCCTCTGCACGATCTAAAGCACCCTGAGAGCTTTAGGACGCTGGGTAAGCTAATTGCATACCCAGCATCGATAAAACGCGCCAGAGAGCTTCCCGTTTGCGAATCTGGCGCGTTCTTCTTTGTTTGCTATTCGTTGGATTAAATGAAAAAATAGGTAAGTATTTACCTATCAGAGTAAAGTAATGATCGCAGCCGAAAAAATCAAAAAGCGAGAGCGTGATGCCTCTCTTCGCGACCTTTGGCGCACACCGCAGTGGTTGTTTGTCGCCATCCAACGTTACATAGGCGTAAAGTTCGATGTGGACGTCGCCTGCAACAAAGATAATGCTCTCCTGCCGAACTTTATCGGTGTTGAGCGTGATGCGCTCAAGTGCAGTTGGGGAGAACCTGGCACTGTGGCGTTCCTTAACCCGCCCTACTCCAAAATCACCCCCTGGATAGACGCAGCCATTCGCGAGCAGGCGCGTGGAGTGACGACGGTCATGCTGATACCACAATCCCTCGATACGCAGTGGTACGAGCGTGCGGCTGAATGCGCCAACGAAACCGTCATCTTGTCTGGCGGCCGCGTGGCGTTCGTTGAGCCGGATGTTGAACTTGGGCTGGTGGAGGTGAACATCAACCCTGGTGGCAGCATGTTGCTTATCTTCCGTGGCTACTGTCAGGAAGCTGGGCACACCATCAGCAAGATACCGCTGGCGGTGATGAAAAAGCTGGGTGGTTATGACCCTGCCAATGTTGTCAGGAAGAAGAGACCACGTAAAAAGGCAGCGTAAACACCAGTCTGGGAGTTAGTTTGAGAACCTGCTTCCGTATATATAAATAACTAAGTACTAATTATTAATATATACAGACGCAGGCTTTTTAAGACGTGATTTCCAAACAACTCCCAGACCGTTTTACACCTCCAGAACCCACTGGAGTCCCTCTCCAGACGCTCTAGAATCGATTTTATGAACCACAGTAAGGAAAACTATCATGGTATACCCGACGAACGTCGTAGCGCTCGTTGAGAGCGATTTTCTGGCCACAGTGCGCGACATGATGAAAGATCGCGATAAGGCTTTCAGTCTCTACGAATGGTCGCTCAAATGTCTTCATTCAGGCGAGCACAAAGAGCTGGTGGAGCAGCTGTTAGGGGAACTCATCAATGAGGTGTTTGCCCTGAACGTCCAGCTTCATGGGCGAGAAATTAATCAATTAATATAATAGGTAAGTACTTACCATTCAAAACGCCACTAACCAGTGATACAATCTATCCGCTTCCGGATACTTTCGGCAGCTCGACCTGATGGGTGGGGGATAGCGTCACTGGCGTCAGGTTTAAAAAAGCTCACTACCAGCGTAGAACCGGCACCGTTTAGGGGTTGGGGAAGGGGGAACCAAAGTGGGCAGAGAGAAGGGTCACTTTATGATTGTCGAGTCTGGAGTGTTTCGAGAGGTTGAATCCAGTACTCCCCTTCATAAAGTGTGGGAAGATCTCGGTTCTGGGGTGCTGTCATCCATAACTTCCCAAGCCTAAGCTGGCAGTAGACTTAGGTCATAACTTTTCAGGTTATGAAACGACCAGGTTGGTGAGGAAATTTTGTACTCACCTCCCTGGGAGAGTATTACCTGAAAAGACAACCTCTCACTTCGTTCGAGGTGAACTTCACTCACTTCGTTCGTTCAGTTCAGGTTTTATTAAAACCTGTTCTGGGAAGTAATTTTTCTTTTCTAAAAAATTTTTAATATTTACACGCACGCGTGCGCACACGCGCGAGGGAAAAAAAAATCGTCGCGGCGCACGATTCTGGAGCCAAAATGACGACCAAGAACCCAGTCCGGCAACGCACTGGCTGCCGCACGAAGTCTAAAGCCAGATGCCAAACCCACCAGCATTCCCGTACCAATTTCAACACACCCGTAGTCGAGTTCAATCCCCAGCTCAAAACCGTAAAAGTATTCAGTGATGGCTCCTGCCTCAAAAATCCGGGCGGGCCGGGCGGTTACGGCATCGTTCTCCAGTATCGAGGCGAAGAGCGCGAGCTTTCTGAGGGCTTCCACAGCACGACCAACAATCGGATGGAGATGATGGGCGCCCTGATTGCGCTGGAGCGTCTGAAGTACCCCTGCAACGTGATCCTGCATTCCGACAGCCAGTATCTTAAAAACGGCATGACGCTCTGGATGAAAGGCTGGAAGCGTAACGGATGGATCACGTCTGAGAAGAAGCCAGTCAAAAACGTGGATCTCTGGAAACGTCTCGACGCGGCCGCCAGTCGTCATAATGTCCGCTGGAAGTGGGTTAAAGGCCATGCAGGTCATCGCGAGAACGAAATGTGTGACCGTCTGGCGAAGATCGCCGCCTATTCCGCAGCTGATATGCCTCACAAGCATGACATTGGGTTTTTGTCACAAAAAGATAAGTAAGTATTTACCTACTATAATAAATCAGGTATCTTATAAATCGTCAGGATGACGAAGTACCGGTTAGGTACGGTTCCAGGATGGAACGCCAAAAGGCGGCTGGCCAAGCCAGCCGCAACTCTTTCTGACACTGAATGGAATCCACATGGCCCGTCAAACGTCTTTCACTTCTTTCAATAAACGTCCCCGTTCAATTCGCCAGGTGCTGACCGAGCTGTTTAGTGGTCGTGTTTCCGCACGCCTTGCGGAACTGGAAGAACGAGTGTTTGAACTGGAGAAGCGCATTAATGCGCAAGCTACCGCCATAGCTAATCTGGGCACGACAGTAGGCATGGAGAAGGTGCGTAATAGCGTCGCTTCTCGTGTGTTGCGTGAAACCCGGACACACAAGGACAGTTCTCATGGAAAATTTTCAACGAAATCGACTGAAGCCAATGGCCTACGGAGTGATTTTGGCAACTCTGGCAGCGATTACCGTACCAGCCGGTCAGAGCCTTTTGATGCCGGGCACAGCTACTTCCACTGCCACCACAGCCTTGCAGATGACACCCCTGCCCGAACGACCTCCTGTCTCTCTGGATGGGATGCTGATGGACACGATTCCAGCTCGACCTGCGACTCCGGATCTTCCTTCTGCTGTGACTGAGGCTATTGTATGAAATGGAACTTCCAGAAATTCACCTTGATGATTGTTGGCTTTACCGTTTTTTTGTTTAGCGGCTGGATCATGAATCTGGTGAAACTTGTGAACGATGGCGATCTCCAGTCTCATGCCGGAGTGACACTTGCGCGTGTCGTGGGAGTTTTCATTGTTCCAGTGGGCGGCATCCTCGGGTTCTTTTGATGCTGAATGCTTTTCTGCATTGTTAAAACAAATTGTTTAGACAAATGATTAATGAGAGTTAACAACAAGGGCTGCTGACGGCCCTTTTGTACTGAATGGAAAACGTATGTTTGAGGTAACTGCACACGCTCCCAGCACCACAGGCTTACATGCCAGGCCATCGATGACCAGTCAGGAGATCGCCGAAATGGTCGGCAGTCGCCATGACAGCGTAAAGCGTACCATTGAAAGACTCGCTAAATCCGGCGTTATTACTTTTCCACCAATGGTGGAAAAGCCCACTGCCGGGCGTCCGGCTACGTTTTACTTATTCGAAGCCGAACAGGGTAAGCGCGACAGTATCGTTGTCGTGGCACAGCTTTCTCCTGAATTTACCGCACGTCTTGTTGATCGGTGGAGAGAGCTTGAATCCATGTTTGCCTACCACGGAACGCCTGCTATTCCGCGTACCTATAAAGAAGCGCTGGTTCATTTGCTGCGCCAGGTTGAGGAAAACGAGCGTCTGGAGAGTGAGAACGAGGCGTTGGGCGTAGCACTATCCAACGCAAAGCCAAAAGCCATTCTCATGGACACCATTTGCGGCACTGCTGATGAACTTTATGGGTTGAATGAAGCCGGTCGCATTCTCGGCACGTCCGGGGCTGTTCTGGGGGCGCTGATGGATTTGCTGGGTGATGTGTATGTTAAGCGCAAATACACCACAGTTAGTCGCCAGTTCCTCAAGATCTTCATTGACCGCGGATATGGCAAAAACGTTGTCATCGGAAACGGTCGCAACCAGGCCAAGTTCACCTTTAAAGGGCTTTGCTTTGCAGCTGTGAAACTAATTGCAGCCGGGTTGATTGCCTCCAGCGCCATTGAATATGAGCCGTGTCGTGAGCATGTCGAACGTGCAATGAAGGAATCCAAACGTCTTCATTGACCGTCAGTATGGACGTCCACCTTTATGTAGCGTTTGGCCACCTTTTCAGTCACGCCACAATAACACAATTAAGAAAACAATTTGTTTAAATACATAAGGAAAAAACACATGTGCGAAAAATGCAAAAAAACTAATGCCAAAGTTGAAAGCGTGATTAAAAAAGTTGGTGCGGCCGAACTGGTTGAGATCATGGGTCTTGTGGTTGGTCACGAAGACGACGCCTCCCCTATTGACCGCCTTTTCAGCGTTCTCAAGTTCTCAAGCATGATTGATGATCCGATTGAAATTGTGATGCTGGCGCGTCATTTCGGCGAAGCGTATTTGGAAGAGAAAGAACGCGCCGACAAACTTCAGGCAACTCTGGAAATGGTAAGCAAGCCGAAGTGCTCACCGGATTCAGTCAAGGCAGATGAAACCAACGCCAGCAAAGATCGTGAAATCGCCGGGTTGAAGTCTTCTCTGGCGATGTTGCTGGCCGCCTTCAAACTGATGTCTTCCCAGGCTGGATTCAAAATGCCTGAGCTGAACAGCGACGATCCGATGGCCGTTCGCCAGCTGCTGGGGGCAATGGCCGACCAGCTTGACGACACCAAGAGCCGTCTTGAAGACATGATGCGCGAGCTGATCCACCGCCACAACCTGAACAAACAGCCGTACAAAACGCAGCACGTACACCACTAATCTCTCACCTGCGTACAGGGGACGAAAGCCCCCTTTTTACGTCTTAAATCAGCTGCAACGCCTGTGAATGCTGCTTTTACGTCTTTTTAGCTTTGAGAAAACAACACCAATAAGAAAACAATTTGTTTAATGGTGCAATCATGAATACAGCCCTTTCCATCATTGACGCTTTCACCCCAAACACTGATATCGACTACCGGCAGGAAATGAACGTCATTCACGAAATAGTGGTCGAGTGCGAGAAAGAGATCGCATTCATGCATCAGGTTCACGACTTCGTTTATGGTGACGAACGCCACAGCATGATTAACCGCTTGCTGCGACTCAACCACCGGCCGGATGACGAGCGCACACGCTTTAACAGAGCCTGGTTGGACAAAGTCGACCTGGAATGGGTGAAACAGAACATCTGGGCTGAATACTGGAAGAAGGTCACGGATATGACCAACGTTCTGCTGATCATGCCAGCATCCCGCCGCGACGAGTGACGTGAACAGTTTATCAAGGGCAAGCAGGAAACGATCAAGACTGACAGAACTGGCTATCAGATGAAGGTTAAAGAGTTCGTTGGTGTACCTGAGTTCAAAGTGGATACGGACATCCCTACGATGGCTTGATCTGACAGCTATTTGCAAATTACACAGATATCTGCCAGATCAGGTTCGGATTAATGCACTATATCTGCCCACCTACGCCTTTAAACTTCTCAATAAACGAGACGATTTTCTGGAAAACTGTCTGTTTTTTCGTTTTATATTGCGGATTCAACGGACTAAGTTTTGGTAATGTTTCGTTTAATTCTGTGCCATTTTCGGTGGCATATTCGCGTTTTAAAGACGTGCGAATATAGCGCCTTGCAGCCTCTTCATTGAGGTTTTCTTCCTTAATCAACGCCTCTGCTTCACGTTGCTGTTCGCGTTGAGCAAAGGTAAAGAATGCGTCAATGATGCTGGCTTTGTCCGGTAAATCATCCAGGTTCGTTTGCTGAATAAAATCGACCACCAGGCCCTCTTTAGCACGGTTCCCCAGGCTTGAACGAATTAAGCGTTTGACCTCTGCGATCATTTCGCCCTTGCCTTTATTTTGTCTGTTGTGTTCGAAAATCAGTCCAAGGATATAATCCAGGTTTATTTCCTGAGACTTCAGCAAATCAACCTCAAAAACCACGTCATCCCAGTCAGTGGTTGATTTCTCTTTTTTCTCAGCTTCTTTCTCACGGCGCTGCCAGTCGCGAATATCGTTATAGGCAGAACGATAATCCTGAATCTTGCGATCAGCAGGGAGACGAATTGTTTGCAATTCAGCGAGCTTTTCATCATCCACATAATGTTCTGCTTTGAATTTTTCTACCGCAACAGGATCGCTAAGATCGATTTGTTGCAGGGCTTTTAGCGTGGCAAATTCATCATAGTTTTGCAGGATGTTCTCGGCACGCAGGTATTCGCCAAACAGTTTAACGAAGTCTTTCTTCTCTTTTTCACTTTCAATACTAGCAGGGTCAGGGAACCGTTGTTCCAGTTCTGCAACTACTGCCATAAAGCCGCGCTTAGCTTCACCAGTAGCAGCATCAGTAAAGCCTTCCATATACTCTGCATAACTCTTTTCTAACACTACATTTTTGGTGTTTTTGTCACCAAACAGCGTTATGGCATCAATAGTTGAGCGTTCCAGATCCCGGAAAGTGACGATATTACCGAAGGTTTTAGTGGCGTCATAAATGCGGTTGGTGCGGGAGAATGCCTGCATCAGGCCGTGAAAACGCAAGTTTTTATCGACGAATAGCGTGTTCAATGTTGGAGCGTCGAAGCCGGTTAAAAACATCCCAACGACAATTAACAGATCGATATCCTGATTTTTAACCCGTTGGGCTAAATCACGATAGTAGTTCTGAAAACCGTTACTGTCGGTGCTGAAGTTAGTTTTAAAATAGCTGTTATACTCACGAATTGCAGCGTCAAGAAACTCTTTAGCACTGCTGTCCATTGCGCTGGTATCAAAAGTTTCATCGGAAATTTCACCAATGGCATTTTGTTCTTCATTGGCGGCAAAGGAGAAGATTGTTGCAACACGCAGCGGTTTATAGGTAGCCGATTTATTAGCGGCTTCTTCTTGTAACCGTTTAAACGTCGCATAATAGGCTTTCGCGGCATCCACGCTGCTCACTGCCAGCATGGCATTAAAGCCTTTGGAGCCTGGGAAGGTACGGTGGGTTTTCTGGCGGAAGTTGTTCAGGATATATTGCGTGATTTCCTGAATACGCATGGGATGAAGAAACGCCTGCTGATTTTCAGCCGCACTCAGTTTTTTCTCGTCGGTTTCTGTCTCTAAAGATTTAAACTGTGGCCGCACATCGTTGTAGTCCACCTTGAATTTGAGCACTTTTTCGTCACGAATCGCATCGGTAATTACATACGAATGCAATTCACGACCAAATACGCTGGCGGTTGTTTCTGAGCCTAAGGCGTTTTCCGGGAAAATAGGTGTGCCGGTAAAACCAAACTGATAATAGCGTTTGAATTTCTTCTTCAGGTTTTTCTGCGCTTCTCCAAACTGGCTGCGGTGGCATTCATCAAATATAAACACCACTTGCTGATTGTATACAGGCAGGTCGCTTTCTGCTTTCATCAGGTTATTAAGTTTCTGAATAGTGGTGACGATAATTTTGTTATCGTCCTTATCCAGATTTCGTTTAAGACCTGCTGTATTTTCCGAGCCGTTAACACTATCTGGCGAAAAACGCTTATATTCCTTCATGGTCTGGTAATCGAGGTCTTTCCTGTCGACCACGAAGAAGACTTTATCAATAAAGTCCAGTTCTGTTGCCAGACGCGCGGCTTTAAAGCTGGTCAGTGTTTTACCGGAACCAGTGGTGTGCCAGATAAAGCCACCGCTTTCGGGGTTAGACCAGTTTTTCGCTTTATAGGAGCTGTTGATTTTCCATAAGATTCGTTCGGTGGCGGCAATCTGGTACGGTCGCATCACCAGTAGCGTCTGACTACTGTCAAACACGCTGTAGTTCACCAGAACATTCAGCAGAGTATGTTTCTGGAAAAAGGTAGCGGTAAAATCTTTGAGGTCTTTAATCAGCGTGTTGTCTGATTTCGCCCAGTTCATGGTGAAGTCAAAACTGTTTTTATCGCGCTTTGTTGTGTTGGCAAAATAACGGGTATCGGTGCCGTTAGAAATGACAAACAGTTGCAGATACTTAAACAGAGAATTTTCGCTGTTAAAACTCTCTTTGCTGTAACGGTGTATCTGGTTGAACGCTTCACGAATCGCCACGCCGCGCTTTTTCAGTTCGATTTGCACCAGCGGCAAGCCATTAACCAGGATCGTGACGTCATAACGGTTAGCGTGAGAGCCTGCCTGTTCAAACTGCTGGATAATCTGCACTTTATTGCGCATGAGATTCTTTTTATCTATCAAATAGATGTTCTCAAGACGCCCGTCATCAAAAATAAAGTCGCAAATATAGTCGATATGGATTTTACGGGTCTTATCCAGAATGCCATCACTCGGGTTGTCCAGATACTGCTCCGTGAAACGCCGCCACTCGCTGTCATTAAACACCACACCATTGAGGCTCTGAAGCTGTTCCCGAACATTGGACAGCATAGCCGACTGAGATTTTACGGATATAAATTCATAGCCCTGATTCCGCAGGTCCTGAATTAGTTCACGTTCCAGGTCCGATTCGCTCTGATAGCTGTCGCCTGTTTGCTCAGCTTTGATGTACTTATCAAGGACGATAAAGTTATTGGATTCAGCAATAGTGTGTGTTTGATGAGTCATAGCGCATCCTTTGTGCCGTCTGGCAAGGGCCGGAAGGGGGGAATGGTGACTTCCGGCGTGTAAAAAATAGTCTATATACTGACCGGGTGTTAAGGTGGCCCGATCGGTAGCAATGGTCAATTAATTACTGACAGTTTCAGGTTTCGGGAAACTGAACAGTAAATCACGATAGTACTCGTATTGTTTCTGGCGTAACTCGATTTCACGCGGGAGACCTTCGGTGATGGAGTTGGTCAGGGTGTCGAATTTATCGAGCAGAGCAGATATTCGCTCTTGTTTCTGTTTATCAGGCAATGGCACTGGTAATGTTTTTATAATATCTGCATTCAAGTTACTGACCGACCCGCTATTGATTTTACTTTCCCAATAATTTTTCACCTTTTTTGATGAAAGATAGTGATACAGATAATCAGCATTTAATTTTTCACCAAAATTGCTGATTGATGCCCATCCATCATGGATAGCTCCGGTTATCCTTAAAATATATGGTCTGCCAAAGCTCATAGAGTTAGAAATGACGAAATCACCGGGGTTCAAGATTCGCGATTTTTGGGCACCCTCTGCAGTTATTTTTTGTAAGGTTTTGTCAATGTATTTAGAGCCGGGGATAGTATCTCCGATTTTAATCCATGGGATACCATTTCCTTGTTCAGTAAGATAATTAACAATTGGCCTGGGGGATGCCCCACGTTGTATTTTGGCTACTTCTCCCAACGTCTTCCACTCAACCTCACCCTGTTCAAAGCTCAGCAACTGGTCGCGATAGTAGTTGTACTGTTTTTTACGCATGTTAAGCTCAGCGGTAAGCTCAGCGGTAAGTGCAGTAAATTTATCCAGAATCCGAACGATTTCAGACTGGATGGCAAGGGATTTTTCCGGATTATCCGGGCAGGGGATTGGTATTAAAATAGGTGATACATCTCGTGGATAAACATGCGGAACTAGACTGGCCCCCTGAATC